TGAGATGAAGTATTTCACTTTGGAATAACCGTTCTCATCAAGAACGAAGTGCGCAGCGCCTTCCGCGCCGATCCATGAGATGAAATCGAAGTTTCCGTCCTCAATGCTCTTGAACGAATCAAAGAACGATGTCATGTTCCGGTTGAAATACTCGTTCTTGACCATATAGTTCTTGACGGAGAAATCGGATCCACTCGGTTTCACGGAAACCACAATCATGTCCTTGCCCGCTTTGCTTGTCTGCGTGCCGGCTTCCGTAATAACGCAGCGCAGATTTCCGACCGCTTTTTTTGAGGATCCTTTTGATTCCTCCCGCTTGTAATAATCAGACCAATTTGTCATTTTGCTAATGCCTCCGTTTCTGTAAAATAAGGATTGTAGATTTCAGGGAATTTCTCAGGGTTCGCGCCGCCTGATGTCCACTTAAGCTGTTTTGCTGTTGCTCCAGTCATATACATGTTCCACGCTTTGATTATCAGAGCGGCCTTCATGATTGTCGGAATATTTGAAGTGTTAGACTTTGCATCGTCAACGAAGCGCTTTCTTAAAAGGAGAATCGGATCGTTTTCGAATCTTGCAATACCAGAACTTAGATGCTTCCAAAATGCTTCCGCATCTGTTTCGCTGATTCTGTCAAATTCAAGAGCGAGAGGAGCAATAACTGTTCTTGAAATGTTTATATCTCGCACTGATAAATACACTTTCGAAATCAGCTTTTCGTTTTCGATTATTTCATCTTGGCGATTAGCAAAGTAGTTATAGAGAACTTGGTCAGAAACTCTGCTTGTTGTTCTTCCGGTATTGATAATCTGTGCCGCCGTGAAACCTTCCTCAAGCGCATACGAAACTCTTATTGCTGCCGCGAGCTTTATCGCGTTTTTATATCCAGCAATCTGCAAGTCATCGGCTAAAGAGCGGGCGCTTCTTCTGTCTGTAACAAGCTGGGCTTCTCTTCGTAATCCCCAAGTCACAAGACATCTGAAAGTGCATCCTGATTTCACGCATCCATAAAGTCTGTTCTGTCCGTCAGATAATTCGCCCGTATAAGCGAAATTGATTTTCGATACATTGTCATCCCACAAATTGCGAGACATAACATCTGACAAAACGTTGATTTGTTCTTTCTTGATTTTCCTGTTCCGAATGTTGTTCTCCAGCGCCATTTTTGCTCTGACCGGAGTAAAAGTTACATAGCCGTGAAATACTTCATTGTGAAGCGGGTCATAGAAAATAGATCCTTTGTTTTCAAGCATCCACATTTTGATTGTTTCTTTTGTAAGCATTTTTATTTCCTCCTATTTGCTTTCCCAATTTTCTGTATAGATTTCTAATAGATTTTGTCTGTCCAAGAAGGACATAAAGTTGTCAATTGTCTTTTCAATCGGTTCGATTCCGTCACCAAGCAATTCCCTTGGATAGCGCTCTCTGTAAACGTATTTGCCGTCGCAGATGATGTATTCAAACAATCTTGCCTCCGGCACCAAAGCGAAGTACATGCTCGTTTGAGGGCTTTTGAGATACTTCCCGACCTTGTATGTCTTGCTGAACTTGGTGTCATATATGACCCCTTGTTTCAAGAAGTCCAGCACACCATGCAATAAGAACGTGACCCCGCTGACATCAATCTCACGGAACAGCGTGACCTGCTGAGAGGCTCCCCAGAGCTCGTCAGTGATGTCAAGGACCGGATATAGCCATTCATGCTTCGGGTCGATTGGAGCGCCGTTCAGAACGTTGTTGACCACATTCTCAAACCGGACACCCTCAAGCATTGCCTTTGTCGGCGGTTGCTTCTCTCTCTTGAGCGCGGTCAGGAATTCCTCATATCCGTCATCCTTGAGATAAGTCCACAGCCAAGCGCTCAACAGGCTCTGTGTGATGCGGAGTTTCATGACCGTACATAGGCTTTTGAAGCCTTATCCCACTTGATGCCGATATCGGTCAGATGCTTCTTCAGCGTTGCAAGCAGTTCCTTTTCGCTCGTGAGACCATGTTCCAGGGCTTTGATATGCTCAACCACACCGCTCACCTGATCAGGATCCTCGATTGTTTCAATCAGCTCCAAGCCTTTGGTCATCGCTGAATCATACTTGGCCTTATCCGCTCCGAGCGCTCTGGTCTCCGCATCAAGGTTCGCTCTGACTTTGCTGAACAGTTTCGTCAGGAAATCATTCGGCTCACCGTCTTCCAGCTCCGGCACTTCAATCAATCCCTTGATTCCATAGGCGGACTTTGCGTTGTAATTTGCGGTCGGAGTGAATCCGAGATACCGTTTTCCGTTCATGATGTGCAGATGCGCTCCAAGGTCAGCCGGCTGCCATACAAGCGTTCTTGCGGACCCTTCGCAGACGATGTCATAGAAGATGTCATCTCCGTTCCGTTCCTTACTTTCATGGAACAGGAAAATCACATTGAACTTCTTCCGCAGTTCCGCAGACAGACGGATGAATTCAGCCTTGACAGTTCCGAATCCTTGGAGAGAAATGCCTCCGCTTGCCTTGGATGCTTTCGGATCCGTTCTGATTGCCCAGTCTTTGAGCATGTCAATCATTGCTCCGCAGGTGTCGATAACGATTGTTTTGTAGATGCCTTCCGCATCGTGAATGTCCTGAAGGACTTCCTCGTAGGTTTTGCAGATTGAGGAATCTCTTCTGTGTTCCGGTTTGATTCTGCTCAGGCCTTCGTCTGCATCAATGAGCAGTACGCCAGGCGCGGAGAGTGCGAGTGTGGTCTTGCCCACTCCAGGGAGACCGCTGATGATCATGATGATGTTCTTGTCTGAAAAGTTCATTTCTTCGGGTTTCTTGATAGCCATTAGTCATTTCCTCCTTGATACCAATCGGCAAAATTGTCTTTATCGTCTTCGATATAGTCTTTTGTAAGTTCCTTTTGTTTCGCTTCGGGAAGCTGCATGAAGTTTGAAAAAAGAATGTCATTGATTTCATCGGGACTGTAAATCTTCGCAAATAATCCGTTGATTCCGTCCACTTCCACGAATTCGTGATATCCGTAGTCAATGACCGTTCTCACATCCGCAGCATCATCGATGCAGTCTGCACACATCTGCGATCCGGATGTTCCGAAAATCTCATAACCGGCGCGGTCATTCGTAAAGTACCGACCACAGCACTCGCACTGGCTGACTTCATCGAAATCATCGCTCCCGCAATACGGACAGGATGCATGTGCTTCTCCGATGTCTCCGCCGTTAACGTAGTCTGTGATTAAATCCGATTCGTCAAAAATCTCTTTGCATTTTTCGCATCTGATAAGTGTCATTTGTATTCCCTCATCTTCCCGATCTGTACTGTTCCCATCACTTGCTCCATGCGCTCGATTTTCTTCTGAAGCGCAGCGACCTCTTGTTCTGCGGAAATCCGCTTTGCTTTTTCTTCCATCCAGAGCGCTTCGTGACCGTCATGGAATCTCTGATCCCTGGTATCCGCTCTTGCTTTCAGCTCGCGTTCTTTTCTCCGCTTCGCTTTGTAATACTCGCGCATCCAATCCCTTGCCATCACAGTCAGGCAAATCATGCAAACGCTCAACAGGATGGTTCCCACAATCCTCAAGTCCATTTACTTTTCCTCCTCTTCCTCTTCGAGTCTCTGCTCTGTCAGTTTCGTCAACATCAGTTCAAACAGTTCAGTGTTCATCCGACTTCACCTCTTACAATCTTTTCCCAGAACCGCATTGAGAACGGGCAATCGCAGAAGTTCTCTCCATCTCTTCCGACTACAAGAATCGTTCCGAAAAATGGGAGATTGCACTGCGGATCCTCATGCACCCGACCGAATTCGTTCAGGATGTAGCATGCTTCCTGACCCGTTGCCGGAACCACGAGAGAAACTACTTCGTAATAGTTCCCGACCATTTCCTGGAATGCTTCATTGCTGTTCTGAATCTGTATTGCGTGGCCGTACTTTTCTTCGGGCCTCTTCAGAATCGCTCTGATCATCTTTTGCTTTCTCATTAACTTAACTTTCTCCTTTTACTAACTTTAGTTCGGTTCAACGGCAAAAAAATATGTTCATTACTTCCTCCGGCTCCAGATCGAGGACTACCATGATTTTTGCAATCTCACCGCGCAAGAAGCGTCCGGTATTGATCTTGTTGTAAAGTGAGACTTTGCTCATCTCACATGCTTCAGCAAGCTTTGCCACCGAATACCCTCGCGCAACGAGCGCTGCCTTGAATACTAACGGTTGAAACATTGTGCCTACCTCCTTTCTAAATTAACTATATGTAGTATAGCACGAACTATAGTTCGGTGTCAATGAAAATATGTTAAGAAAATATTAACTTTAGTATTGCTTTTTGGGAACACATCCGTTATTATAATTATGAAGGAAGGAGTGATTGCATGGAAATCAGCGAACTGATCAGAACCAAAAGGATTGAAAGAGGATTGACCCTGAAGGAAGTTGCGGAGTATGTCGGTGTAAGCGATGTCGCAGTTTCCAAATGGGAGAAGGGCAAGATTGATAACATCCGTTCTGATAAACTGATGAAACTTGCTGAAGTCCTCGGAATCTCCGTTCTGGACTTGGTCATGACAGAGGAACAGCGCGAAGCCAGGAAGGAGAAAATGAAGAAGACCAAGATTTCGGAAGAACAGCTCCGGTTCGCGCTCTTCAACGGAGAGGAAGTCACAGACGAACAATTCCAAGAAGTCCTGCGGTACAGAGATTACGTTCTGAACCGCGATAAGAAAGAATAAGGTGCGAACCCCTCGCACCCTTTCTTTCGCTGATTTTTGTGTGAACAAAATATGAACATGGGAAAACTTTTGGACACCTTCATCAATATAATGATGATGGAGGATGAAATGAATGAATTTATATGAATTTGCGGAAAGAAAAGAGATTGATGTAGACTTCTTCCCCCTACCACTGACGGAAAGCTGTGCCTTTGAGGAGAATGGCAAGTGTTATATAGGAATGGATCCAAATTTAAGAGGATCCGCAGAAGCGGAGCATCTCGCTCATGAAATTGGGCATTGTGTTTACGGCGGTTTCTATAACCGGTATTCAAAATGCGATGTGGTAGGTCGGTCAGAGAGAAGAGCTGACAAATGGGCCTTCCGGCAGTTGTGTCCGTTGGAGAAATTGAGGAAGGCCGTCGGGGATCCTTGGGATATTGCAGAGGAGCTGGGTGTCTCATTGGAATTCCTGACAAGAGCATGGAATTTTTACACCGAAGCAGGTGTACTATAAGGAGGAAAAAGGAATGACAAAAAAGCAAAAGACATGGACAATCATTATGATTGTAGTCGGTGCAATGGCTGTGCTGGGTTCGTTCAGCAATCTCGGTGAGTATTGGATCAGCCTGATCATCGGTATCGGTATGGTGGCAGGCGGAATCCTGATCCTGACATCTGCGAAGAAGAAAGCAAAGAAAAAGGTGGAAGAAACAGTGATCCGCACTCCAGAAGACGCAGAGAAAATGGAAAATAGAGAAAAGAAAGAAATCGTCTTCAAGGCTACCTACGGAGAAAAGTTCCAAACCAAGATTGCTTCGCTTTACACCAAGGAACAGAACGGAAGTGATCAGCCGTTTTATGACCTCAAACCATACTTGTCTTATGACGGAGTATCTACTCGTTACAGTGTTGTCGCTGACGATGATAAAATCGGTGAACCGCCCGCTCGGTGCTTTGAAGAACTGCATCAGGTCATCGGTGTCCGTCCGTATACTGTGGATGTCGATTACATTCCTACGCAGACGGAAAAAGGCCCATGGTATGATGTCGAGGTACATTGCACCTATTGGGTGTAATTTATGAAAGCAGCCATCTACATCCGCGTATCCTCTCAAGAACAGGCAATGCCTGGTCACTACTCGTTGTCTGCTCAAGAGGAGCTTTGCCGGACATATGCCAAGGATAACAAGATGGAAGTGACAGCCGTGTATGCTGACGAAGGGATAAGCGCAAGCAAGAGCCTTCTGAAGCGCAAGGCACTTCTTGCCATGCTTGAGGATGCGGAAAAGGGAAAGTTCTCTTGCATCCTGTTCAAGGATATCACAAGATGGAGCCGTAACGCATCAAGCTATTACAAGGTTCAGGAAAGACTTGACAGGTGTAAAGTCGGTTGGATCTCGGTGCAACAGCCCTATTTGGAGACCATGACACCGACAGGACGGTTCCAAGTGAGCATCATGCTCGGAACCGCGCAATTGGAAGCAGAGCAGACAGGCGAAAGAATCAAGTTCGTGCAAGAGTCTCAGCTCCGTGAAGGATACTTCCCCTTCCCCGACCACTGTCTGCCTCTCGGATACAAAACGCAAAGGACCGAAGACGGACATCTGAAGGTTGTTGTAGATGAAGAGAAACGTGAGGCTGTCAAAGCAATATTTGAAACGTATCTTGCGACAGGAAACCGTCAAAGATGTATCGAACGTGCTGCGGATCTCGGTCTGACCGTCACCAAGGATCAGATGCGCTGGATGATGAAAAACAGGGTCTATCTCGGTGAAGTTCGCGGAATGAAGGGTTTCTGTGAACCGCTTATCACGGAGGAGCAGTTTGCCCTTATTCAACAGATACTTTCCCACAGAAACTACACTTCACCAAGGGATTACACCTTCTCTTCCCTGTGTCGGTGCGGAGCTTGTGGCGGGAGGATGTACGGAACCACGAACACATCTTCGGGCTCGATTTGGTATCGGTGCGATACTTGCAAGCATAACATGATAAGCGAGAAGAAGCTGGAGCCGAAGGTGTTGGACGAAGTTGACGATTATGTGCATGATTTGCAGATACATGCACGAACGAAAACGAAGGTTCCCGATGTCAAGAAACTGCGCGGTAAACTTGACCGCTTGAATGAATTGTACATTGAAGGCAATATATCCAAAGCAGAGTATGCCCGCCGTAAGACCGCGTTAGAGGCTCAAATTTCGTCTTTGACCGCTGTGAAGGGAAATGTTACTAAAGCCTTTGAAGGACCTTGGAAAGAGGCTTACAGAGCGCTTGACAGCACGAAGAAGAACATTCTGTGGAAGTCCGTTGTCGATGAAATCGTTGTGAACGCAGATAAGACGATTTCTATTAAATTTGCTCCTTAAGGTGGGGTTTATGGTAGCGAAGGTCTTGGTTGCCTTAATCCCCAACAATAAAAAAAGAGCCCCCACAAAAGTGAGGGCTTATTTTTTGCCATGGAAGGAGGACAGAAAACCATGGCAAACTCAATTTCTGCAAAATTGAAAAAATGCAGAAACTCGTTGAAATTAATGTGGATTTATGCAGAAACTCCATTCAAACTTAATTCAAACTCCATTCAAAAAACGCACAAGATTCGACATATCTCGAATGCAATCCCAGATTTGTCAGACCTTTACTTTTACGCTTAAATCAGCTACAAACAGAGCGAGAAAGTCACATGGTCGCTCGGATGAGTTTTACATCACGCTGTGCGCACAGTCCTATCTTCTGCGGTACATCGTTGCTCCATGTTGTCTGAGGATCAAGCATCTTCGTCAATGGATAACCGCTATACGCAAGCCAGGAAGCACACTGAACGCAGGCGAACGGCTCGGTCCTTATCTCTTGTTGACATGGGTCGAACACTGTCTTGCTCGGCTTCGTGATTGATGGAGCATGTGTATGCCCTGTTATCAGAACGTCACATCCGTCAATTCTTGCCCCGAACCGATGCTGATTGTTTATCGCTGCCCCGGGAAACTTTCCACCACCTGTGCCATGCGTGACAACAATGTTGTAGGTCTGCATCGGTCGCTTTGAAGGCTTTCCGTTGTTCAGCGTGTCTCTTGAGCCGATTGACAGATACAAGAAAGCGGTTCCCGCTCGGTAGCGTTCCTCGATATTCAGCCGACAGAACACATCATACAGAGGGTCTTGGTCCACATCGCGCACACTTCTATTTTCGTGATTCCCCCGCACCCCGCAGAGTATTCGGTCGGAAATCGGCTTCAGATAGTCTGCAAGGATGTTCTTCGCTTCCATCGGGCGGAACCGCTGTTCATAGGTGGATGCGATACTGTTCTTCGTGGCATTGTCGAGCATATCGCCCACAATCACAATGTAAGCATCAGGTTCCGATTGAATGAACTGAACAAACTGCTCCCACTCTTTTTCGTGACAGCCGATGCTTCCAAGATGCAAATCCCCAATCGGATATATCGTCACTGTCGGTTTCTTCTGCCATCCCCATGTCGATTCGGTTTCGGGCATGGGGATAGACTTCTTAATAATCCATGTGTCGGGAAACATTTGTTATACCTTATGTGATATAGATTTCTTTCAACGTAGTATTATCTGCAATTGCAACAGTAAAATCATCATCTGCGGATTTATAATTGAAATAAACAACATAATGCCTTTTGTTTCCGCTACCGATAACTTTGATTATATCAGCATTATCAAACGCATTATAAACCGCTGAATAGTCATAGTCATATGCTGCAAGGACGCTTGTAGTAAGGGCACTATCTGCCCACAATGCTGTGCAGTTATAATTTGTATATAGAGTCAGAATATTCACGCTACCACCACCACTTGGAGCATACAACGTAGTTGTTGTACTTCCAACAGTGATAGAACCGATTTCTTCGCCACTTGAAAGAGTCTGCGTGACGGATACGGATGTTGCGGTCGGAGCATAAAGTGTTGTTGTGGTATCGTCTACTGTGATAGAGCCTATCTCTGTTCCGCTTGCCAAAGTCTGTGTTACGGATACATCGGAACCGCCATTCGGTGCATACAAGTCCGTTGTGGTTCCGTCAATGGTAACGGAGCCGATTTTAGTACCGCTTGATACTGTCTGCGTAACCGATGCGGAACCTACTGTTTCGTAGGTGGTGCCATCGATTGTCAATGCTTTCATAACTGCCATTTATATTACCTCCGTTGGAATTGTCTTGTTCTCCCACATGGATGCCATCTGCTCCCATGCCTGTTCAACGATGTTCTGTTTCCGCACTCTGTACAGAGTCTGCACTTGAGTCATTGTTGTGTTCTCCGCATCCACATAAGCCCACGCACCCGCAGCCATGTAAGTGCTTGCGTGCGTTCTGATGTACCAATAAGGCGAATAGAATGAGATATAGGTGGATGTCAGTGCGGATGTGCTTTGGAAGGCGGGAGCACTTGGAGTCGGATAGATTCCGTAGGATGTAGAAGCACCCATGCCAAGATTGTTGGATGAATTTCTGTATACAGTTCCGACTATAGCCATTGAGTGTGCTATTGTTGTTCCCGCTGTGGAAGATGTCGCACGAACCACCGCATTGCTTGCAATCTTGTACGATTGCCCAATCGGATATAAATATATCTGTTGATGCTGAAGCGAATGATTGATTCCAAGTGAAGATTCATCCGATGTGTATGCGATATTGACCATTTGTTTTGAAAGAATGAAGTAATCATAATTTGCAAAGTCCAATTTAGAACCGCTATGATACGATGTACCCCACCTGTCAAAGATAACTCTTGTCGCTGCGGATGAATACGATGTTGCTGGTAGCGTCAATGCCTGTGCGGATGTAGACGGAGTCTTGCTTGCAAAATTCGTCTGGTCAAGAGTCATCGTATAGGTTGTTTCATACAGCCTTGTCGGATTCAGACCACCCCACCAAGCAACAGAAACATCTTCCGTGTTAAGCGTGACCGTACCGTTTGAATAAGTGGATGTGATGGTGCTTGCTCCTGTTCCTGTGGTTTCGGTTCCGTCAGATGCGATGAATACTTTACCGCTTGATACATCGGATGCGGTTGCTGTGGTCACAGATGGGTCTACAAAAGGATGATAGACATCATTGGAGTCAGGAACTTGAATCCTCGGTACATCTTCAAACAATGCACCCGCTATTTTTACTTCCTGTGCCATGCTATCACCCCTTAAGAGATGGACAGCACTTTGGTCGAACTATCCTGTGAAATGGTTGCAGATGTCAGAGAGCCCGCCACACCGAAGATGGAAACACCGCTCTTGATGTTCGATGAAACAAGGTTTGCATCACCCGAAATCGTCTGCACCCCTGTCAGATACTGCCCTGAGGCGATGGTCTGATTGCTCGTTGATGGAGTGATGGTCTGCGCTGCCTGTGTGTCAAGTTCAAGCGTGTCGGAACCGCTGACAGTGATGGTTCCCGCTGTACCAGAGGAAACATAGCCCGCTGAAACGGTAGGTGTCACGTTCTGCGTTGCGCTGACCGAAGCAGTGACCACACCCGAAGAATTGATGGAAAGAGAAGGTGTCGCTGTGATTGTGGTCGCGGGTGTCTTCGCTGAACCACTCGCAACAGACTTGCTTGCCGAAGAAGCATAGTATCCAGCGGGAGCCGTTACTGTTGCACCGCTCACTGTCATGTTGCTTGCTGTCTTGGTTGCGATTGAACCTGTGTACTTCGTGCCATCCGCGTATGCAGTATAGCCCGAAAGCATCTTTGCGCCACTATCGAGAGTCGCGTCCGATGTGTCAAAGAACTCTGCTGTTCCACCGCCCGATATCGGGATATCGACTTCGGGAACGCTTGAATAGGTTACTCCATTGATAACTACATTTTGTGCCATTGATATTCTCCTTTATGATACTGTTAAAACTGACCCGCTCCATGTTATGAGCCCGTAGTTGCTCGGAATCGGGTTGATGACTACGTTGGCTGTCATCCGCAGTCCTTCGGTCAGAAGTGTCTGCGTTGACTGTGTCGGTGTGACTTCATAAGAACCTTCATAAGGGTCGGTTCCTGTTATCGTAATGGTTTCACGCGAAATCGAAACAGACTGCTCACCTTGCTCTTGCTCGACATTGATAATCCGCTCGATTTGCTCTTGTAATACAGTGATAGTCTGCTCGTCTAAAATCATTTATCCGTATACCATGTCGCTTCAGCAAGAAGCTTCAGCGTTCCTTTCGCAATGGTTGATACAATGTCTTCGGATGTGACCTCGATATCGTAAACGTAATTTCCGATGTCCAAGGCTTCCGTGTCTGTCGGATCTATCGTGAAATGCCAGTAGTTGTCTTCACCGAATTCCATGTCATCAATGGTCTTTTGAAATGCAACAGCAGAAGATTGATAACTCTTCTTGACGGTGAAATAAATAGCGGTCGGGGTTGCCGTTATGACTTCCCCGTCCGCATCGAGCCTCTGAAACTTATACTGGCCCGTATCGCCTCTTGTAAGTTCCATCAGTCCGTCATCCCCATTCCGTCAGTGTCTTCATCTTTCGGGAACTGCGATTTGTTGTACTGCACAGTTGAAACTTCTAACAGCGCAGCGATCAGAGCGCAGATGGCAACAATGGTCGCGTTTACTTCGGAGCCAAGAGGAAAGCCCCAAATCTTGCACAGCGTGAGATAGAATACACCGATTGCCGGTAACCATCTCTGAATCTTGTTGAGGATGTCATAGAGTTCGTTTGATAACATTGTTGTTTCTCCCTTCAGATGAATTTATGTTCTGCTCTGCACTCTTTGTAAGTGTCTTTAATGAGCTTTGCGCTTATTTCGGTCTTGGAATTGAGGAAGTCTTTGTGTTCCTGACAATACTTGTTGTAACGGTCAACCGCTTCAAGGATATCGTCAAAGGCTTCGGATGAATGAGCAACGTGCCTCGATATCTCATCCGCGAATTGAATGATGGCTGAACGGTCTAAACGGATGAACCGCTCTTCGGTCGCGTTCTTCTGCTCTTCGACAGCTGTAGAGATGTCATCGAGCTTCTTCATGACTTTATCATCGCGGTCTTTTCTTCTCTGCCTTGCGCCAATGAGTGCTGTTATCAATGCCGTGAAACCTCCGCTTCCGACTACCGCTATAAGAAGCGGAACAATATAGTCTTTCATTTCTTGATTACCTCGGTGTATCTGTTATTTGATGTGATATACCCTTCTTGTCCTTGCCACTCCACAAGATACCAATAAGGGCTTTCAGCATCTTGTCCTAACATCGGCAGATAGTCTTTTTTCGTTGCGGTTGGTTTTATCTGTTTGAAGGATGTTCCGTTCCCTTCTCTGACCCGCACCCTTCCCTTTGGATGAACGTAGCGCATGACAGATGGAGTCGGTTCATCTTCTTCCAGGCTGAACAGTTTCGGAGCGTAAACGTGATGCCAATATGACTTGGAGTAGGTTTCTTGGATAACTCCATAAAGCCTCCCCTTGGCATGCACGCACTCGGTATCGGAAACCATGATGCCGATGTGCGTTGCTTTGCCGTTGGAGTCTGTACGGAACAGCCACATGCCTTTTTGCGGTTCATGCTCAACACAATCCGTGTAAGACTTCATGAGCCCGTTGGCTGTGTGGTCAGCCGAAACAAGGTCTGACTTTTGGAGATAGTGACAAATCAAGCCCGAACAGTCGAACATGTGGAGCTTCTCTTTGTATCCCGCTTCACACTCGGCTTTCCATTTCTCAACCGCGATATCCGCGTAAGTCATGTATTTTCCGTTGACCTTCATGCCACCCGTGTGCTGTTCTCTCTGCCTGATCCAGTTCTCCGTCACTGTCGGGTCGCCCTGTCCTTGGGCTCCCCAACAATAACAAGAATGATTTTCGACCTCACCAAGCAGATAACTTATGAAGTCCTCAAGATTCCCCTGTTTCATTCTTCAGATTCCTCTGTCGGTTCGACATATCCTTCCCATTCACCATGTTGGTAAACGTAAGACATGATGTTCTTGCCGGTAAGTCCGTCAATAATAGCACACCCATTAACAGGAATCTGTGCGACCGCTGCTTCGGACAGAACGTAGTGATATTTGGCTTCGGCTTGCATTCTGTCATCGTACTGATAGCAGATGTTGTGCCATGTGCCGTCACACCATTTTTGGATTTCAAGAACAAAATACATATTCTTATCTCCTTTTTAGATTATTTTGATAGCAGTTATGCTGCCGGTAACAGTTAGCGAAGAACCGCTGTTCTGCCATGCGTTAAGGTAGTAAGTTGTCGAGGAAGCCACAGTAATCACATCAACGAAGTTCCCGAAGGAATACCCTCCGTCCGTTGCCCCTCTGACATCTCTTGCAAGGTTATTGATAGGAGTGCCATCGTCTGCGGATGTTGAAAGAAGTGTCTGTCTTCTTCCTGTTGCGTTCGTGCCATACAATGCATTTGCAGAAACGAGCCAAGTTCCCTCTGTCAGCGTGATGTCTATGACGGATGTCCACGCTGAAGTCGCAATAGATAGATATGTTGTTTCCTCAATGCGTGTATGCGGTTCTGTCGCTTGTGTGTATCCTGTCGGCAATGTGCTGACCGAAGTCGCGCCCCATGTGATGGTCATGTCCGAATTGCTCCACGGATTGTGGAAGTCAAGAATCTCTACCTTATCGGAGGAATCTTTGCCGATGTACAAATCCCAAACGGCAGTAGCAGAATTGACAAGGTAAGCATCGGTTGAATTATTCGTTACGAATGAAGTCAACGTGTAATTCGTTGCGAAGTTTATCGTCAGTTCCGTCGGATTCTCATCGGATGTTCTGATGTATTCCAAAGTGATAGGCGCATCAACAGCCATATTGGATGTATCGACATAAGGTTCGTATGTCGGGTCTGTTTCCGTTGCATAGCGAATCATTGGATAAAATGTTCCGTTTACTGTTGCCCCATTCGGAACGCGAAGAATGATTTTCCCCGTTGTTGCTGTTGCAGTAAATTCGCGGTCAGCGGTTGATGTTACATTGAATGATGATGTTAAACCTATAACGCGAATCAACGCAGAACCAGAAATCGCACCATTTATAATGTAATTTCCTGTTGATGGGAGAATCTCCTCTGTTGTGTTTAATCCCCCTTTCAGATAAAAGTCTGCCTGTGCAGTTGCTGTTCCGCTTACAGTAACGCTTTTATCCGAATTTACAGTAAATGTCACTTCGTTTATCGTTGTCGAAGATGTATCATAATTGAGAAGGTTTTTCCCCGCTTCAATATTTGCTCCGAATGAAAGCACCTTTGCATAAGTTCCGCTTGCCGAATGCGTTCCAACGGTTGAACCGTACATTTCCTTGTTGGAGCCGTGAAATACGGTGTTCTTACCAACATCCATCTGGTCTTCCGCTTGTGACTTCATCAAGAGCCCTAAACCGCCTTCATGACGGCTGTTAAGTAAGATATTACCGCTGACACCTACCTCGGTTTCTACGGACGCTGTGGTGAACGAGTCGATAACTCGGATGCGGATGTCATATTCGTCACCTTCGTCAATGCCTGTCAGCGTGTCGGTTATCGTTCCCGAATACGCTCCAAGAGCGGTCTCCGTTCCCGATGTCCATGAGGATGCGGATTTCTTCTTGTAGTCGATTGCGTAGTTCGCATCGTTGTTCGATGAAACAGAAGCCACATTGAAGTCAAACTCAATGTTTACTTGCTCTCCGTCCGAATCATCTCGGTCGCAAGAAATAAGCGTGACCGAAGGGTTGGAATAGGTGATAACAGTGAACGTTCCTGTTACTGTGGTCTGAAGTCCTCTGGAGTCCGTTACTACTGTTGTGTAGGTATTAGATCCAGAATACAGAAGAACATCCGTAGTGAACGAAGCATCCGAATACGATGAGCCGTTCACTGATGTCGCATAACTTGCAATCGTTGCGCTCTCCTGTGCGGATGCGGTTATCGTGAATGATAACTTTGACCTCGACTGAACGTATATTCCCCATCCAAGACAGGTCGCCACAGTGTCAGCGAAACTGACCGAAGCAGTCGGAGCCAAGGACTGCGGAACCGAAAGTGTGACCGATGTGGTCGAGGAGCCAAGTAATGTTCCGTTTTCGTAGGTCTTCACCGTGAACTTAAGCGTTCCAGAAGATGCATTAGGTATCTCGGAAGCTAACGTTGTAGGCGGAGTCCATGATATCGTAGTAGCGGTTGTTCCTGTCGCAATCGTTCCTGTTACGGAGCCGAAAGTGTAGGTGATATCATCCGTATAACTCGCATCATACTTCGTGATATTCAGCGTCATCGCACTTCCCATCGTTCCCGCCGATGTTGAAAGCTTATCCGCAGCGACTTTCCAAACAGCGTAAAGCGTGACCGTTGTGAAAAGGTTGTAGGTTGTACTCGGCTGATATTGCGCGGTTGTTGCGCTTGCGCTCGTTGCCCATCCAAGAAAGATGTAGCCTGTTCTTGTTGGTTCTGTTGCCGGGAGCGTGACCCCATAGCCCGCCCAGTGTGCTATCGTTGTCGGAGCCCCCGACCCGCCGTTTGCTTTGAAGTAAACGTAGGCGGTCTGATGCTCCCATGCAGCGTATACTGTTTTAACGTATGTACCGCCGTCAGGAACGTTTATCGGGATTCTTGTCGAATAAGTTCCGACTGTCGCTGTAGTGCTGTCGCTCCATCCTTTGAAGTTGTAATAGCTTCTGCTCGGATTTGAGAATGTAAGTGATACTATTGCTGGAACACTTGAAACGGTTCCCGACATGCTCTGTGCGCTACCGCTCCCGCCGTTCGGATTGCCTATGATAATGTATGTATAAGTTCCCATATCAGACCCTCGCTAACGTGTATTCGCCCACTCCGTTGTATGTGGTCTTGCTTTGCTTGAAATTGTTTGTCGCTGTATCTTCACCGACATAAACCGAAGACCGTGCCTTTACTACAGCATCCCACAATTCTTGCGGATTGAATCTTGCGTGTATCGTTGCATCGGAAGCGAAGTCCTTGCCTGTGAAGAAGACTATCTGGTCATTCTCAATACGGAGCTTCATGTCGCTGTTAGATTCACCAAGAACGATAGAGCCATCCTCAAAACGGATGTATTTCGACAAGTTGACCGTCTCCCCATTGTCTTGGACATGCGAAGTTGATGCAAACACCCACAGCGCAGCCACATCGGTCAAGATATTGGAGACCGATGAAGACAAGGACGAAACTGTCAGATTGATTTTGTCTGCGGTCTGCTGAATCTGCGTTGTCATGTTGCTTTCCAATTCGGCAATAGCGGAAGTAAATTCTTCTTCCGTGTTCTGCCACGTTCTGATCAGTTTCCTTGTCTCGATATATAACTGCTTGGAAGAGTCCTCAATCTGTGCATTCTGCCCCGCTATGGTCTGTGCAATGGAAGTACGCATGTTGCCCAGCTCCACCGAATCAAAGACCCCTGTCAGAGCGTTGTATGTGGTTTTAACTACCTTCGCATAAGCTGATACACCCAACAGCGGAAACTCCACAGTAACGGTGTCACAGAGAGCCACAGATTCACACAGAACAGAGTCTTGCGCGTAACTGACCGACAAGGAAACAGTCGGAATACCGACATCGTTGTTGGCGATATATGTGGCAGCATAACTGTCCAAATCGTCTGCGGACGGCATGCTCTCAAACTCACTTGAGCAGTCCAAGGACAAAACGTTCATGTAACTGTACGTTCCAGGGCATGCAACAATCGTGCCTTGAACAAGGCCGTCATCCTCGGAATACCAATACGGCAAAACACCTGTGTAGCATGTCGCGCAATTCTCGTCCTGTTCCAGAGATGTGATGTTTTTTCCGTATCTTAAAGTGACACCATTGTCAGATCCTCGCGCATTCAGCAAGTAAATGGTGTATCCGTCATAGTAATATTCCCCACCGTATACATCGAGGATGGAATCTTCCACCCCGCCCATCAATGCCCGATAAGACATCGGAACGGCCTGTGTCATCGTAGCCGTGACCGCCTTGTCGGTAGAAATAACGAAGTTATGCTCGACAAGGGAATTGCTTGCCATCTGTGAGATAGCGCTCGCAAGATTGTAAGCAGTAAACGGAGACACAGGCACACCGCTCAAATCGTAGGAAAGATGCGCTGCGTAGACCGTCACTAATCCTCCGAAGGGTCGAGTGATGCGGTACACCCGAAACGGCTGTGCGTTGCTTGTCGGATTCGGCTTCACCATGATGATGCTTCTCTGTTGGATCTCATCGAAATGGACTCCGTTGACCGGATACTCCATCGTCAGTTCAAAAGAGCTGTTTCTCTCTTCCGTGATGATGCATGAAACGCAATCAGAAAGAGCACCCAGTCCGTTGTTGGAAAAGGTGCTCTCGGTTGATTCGTAAAGTAACGGGTAAGATATCATAATACCCACCACCTCGGTGTAATTGTACAAGTGTCAATGTCCGTCATCGTGACGGTGCAAGTGCTGTTCGCCGCCAGAACAGGGAACTCGGAACAGCTGATATAAGTGTTCATGTTTGCGTTGTTAAAATACGCATTCTGGCTATCACAGTCAATGTAGTATTCACCGGCTGAACATGTGATGGAAACTCCGTCAATATCAATGGATCCATCTTGCGCTGTGTTGATATGAATCAGCGGTTTAGCATCAAAGGCCGTTGAATTCGTCAGCGTGTCTCCCGAAGTGATGCTGACCGCGGTTTCTCCTGTTTTGAGAAACTTCTGCGGTTTACATGAGAACGCAATTGTCGCCCGCCCGAACTGGTTCAGCATGCTTTCGATGTCGAAACCCTCGGACAGATACGCTTCACGATAGACGGAAGCATCAAACGAGTCTTCAAGTCTTGCATAACCCTTTGGTGAACACAGCCACCCAGCGCATGCTTTTGATAATGTCGGAAGATTATATGTATCTTTTGACAGATATACTTCGTATCTTTGAGTAACATTCGGGAATGATTCGTCTGTGATCAGAACATCGCCGTTTCTGCCGGCAATTGAAATCGGGTTGAATTTCCGAGTCGGAACGTGTCTGTTCGGAACCCGCTCCACGATCACGTTGACCGAATTGGAGGATACTCCGTTAAAGGTTATACTCATGCGAAGATAGCCTCCCTTCTTCTCACTTCGTTCTGCATTCTCTCCATGATGATATCAGCAAGTTCTTTCACGTTCTGCCCTTCGGATCCGTTGACAGTAATGTTGACATCCATGTCAATCGGCCTTGCAGATGTCACAGAGGCGATATCTCTCAAAAGGTTATCCCTTCCATAAACGATTTCGGCTCCCTTCTCACCGAATCCGCGTAAACCGCCCGAACTGCCGACCACTGTCGCGCTTCGGAACAGATACGGATTGTCGGTTGCTTTGCCGTACCAATCAATGTTGATTTTCGGAAGCTGAATGCCAAGGACCGTAGGACCCGCGCCGATGCTGAAATGCGGAAGTTTCAAGTCAGGCAAGCTCCATTTGAAACTGAACAGCCCTTTTATCTTCTCGATGACCTTTGTAACCGCCTCTTTTGCCTTTTCAAACGGCTTTGAGATAAGTTCCTTGACAGTCTCAAACTTCTGCGAAATCGTGCTCTTGAGAGTGCTCCAAGCGTTTACTACACCCTCTTTCACCTTGCTGATAAGGTCTTTGCCCGCTTGGAGGAGCTTCGGCGCGTTCTCGATGATTGCGCTCACCAATTTCCCTATCAATTCGGGAACTTTTTCTATCAAAATCGGGATTGCCTGGACAATACCAGTAGCCAGTCCAATGATGAGCTGGATCGCCGCATCTATGAGCAGGTCAACATTTTCGATGAGATAACCCACCAAATTCAAGATGGTCTCGATTGCTGTTGGAATCAATGTAGGTAATGCCTGGGCGATACCAATAGCCAATTGAGCCAATACCTGCATGCCGACCTCAATTATCATTGGTAATAGCTCGATAAACGTAGTCACCAAAGAGCTGATTACCTGCATTATCGTTGGTAACAGGGTCGGGATTGCGGTCAAAATACCTGTCGCCAAACTTGAGAGGATTGTCGGCGCTGCCTGGAGCAGACCCATTGCAATTCCGCTCACCACCTGCAAGAGCATCGGGAGCATCTGATTGAAGGACCCGACCGCCATCTGTACACCCGTTGTGATTTGTGCGGATGCACCTTCTGATCCGGTTGCAAGCCCTGTCAGACCGTCCATGACGGCAGTCATGCCGGGAAGCATCTCACCAACGAGAGAATTCTTCAGTCCTCCCGCTGTTCTCTGTAAAGTATCAAGAGAGTCATTGTAGGCCGCTGATGCTGTTACAGATTCATCGGACATAATCATTCCGAGGTCCTTTGCCGCTTGTCCGAGAGCCGCGGTTTCTTCTGCCGAAGTGTTGAACAGAGGAATCAGTTCCTGTCCGCTTCTGCCAAAGATGTCATTTGCCAAGGCAGCACGTTCTGTGCTGTCCTCCATGCTTTGGAAGCCTTTGATTGTTGCTTCAAAGATATCTTCGCGGGACATTGTCTCCATGTCATGCATGGAAATGCCAAGCTTGCTGAACATTGCTTGTGCATCAGCGCTTCCGTTCTTTGCGTTATCTAACTGATTGGTCATGGTCTTTAGACCGGTTTGCATCGAATTGATATCAACACCGGACTGACCGAGAATATAGTCCCATTTCTGAAAGCTTTCGTATGAAAGTCCAAGCTTTTGGGACATCTTGTCAATATTGTCTCCGTAGGATGCGACTTGATTTGCTCCATTGACCAGTGCAACAGTCGCCCCGACGGTTGCTGTGCCGACCGCAGCGAATGTCGCTGCACCGACTTTTGCAACGGTCTTCAGACCGCTTCCGAATGCTTTTCCGAAGGAACTGCTTGATGCTGCTCCGGCCTTTGCTCCGGCTCCCGAAAGCTCATTTGTTATTGTTGCCTGACTGCCCTTCATTGAAGGTTCAATCAGAATATATGCAGTACCTAACTCAGCCATGTTGTTTACTCCTAATCCATTCTCTTAGGTCATCTAATGGCATAGCGCCATGCCCGTATTTTTGTCTCTTTTTCTGCTTCGGTCGCGGATAAGGTTTCGGTTGCTTTGCTCTCTTCCGCGTTCCCACTCCGATCAAGTTTGCATTGATCATGCCGAGCATGTCGAATATGTCCGCGAGAATAGTATTGGTTTTCGTCGCTGTCCCCCACGATGATTCTTCCGGAATGACCTCCGCAGCAAGTGCGGAATCCAATCCGAGATGCATCACGAACGAATTCAATGCCCTATATGACAGGCGAGCGGGAACATCATCAAGTGTGAATCCCGCTCGTGTCATTAGGTCATATTCCAATGCCCCGCCGTGTTGTACGATAACACCGACGAGGCTTAACGTTCCCCCGTTGGGTTCAGCATGGCTCCGATCTCGTTAAGCTGTGAAATGGTCAGAGTCTTGACATCCTTCTGAGGCATGAACAGACCGAGGTAAGACATGGAAAATTCCATAGCCTTGTCCATGTTCACACCGCCACCCTTCTCAAACAAGTGTTTAGGAAGCCTCTGGAGCGTTGTTGCCGGTGCGCTGTCGAACGTTGGAACGTAGTACACGCGTTCCTTGTCTCCTCGCTCTGGCTCGCACTCATTGAGTGTTGCAAGTTCTTCCCACTGTTCGTCGGTACGCTGTTCCGGATCCGTTTCCTCGATGATGTCAACCTTATTCTGCCACTCGGCATGTTCTGCCGATTCCTGAACGACAGTTACTTTGATTTTAGCCATGCTAAATCACCTTATGCTTCGGGCAGTTCCTTGAGGAATGTCCAAGTGTCGGATTCGATTGTTACAGTCCAAGTGATAGCGGCAGCGGGCGACATCTCAACATCGTCAACCGCTTTGATCAGACCGCTCGTTGTTCCGAGCATGAGCAGGTCATCGCCATCCTTCATGATGAACAGATACGCTTCTTTGTCCGGCAGATTGTTCGGATTCACCTGAACGG